CGGAACCATCTGTTCTCGGTGTAAAGACTTGGGGATGGCCGATGGAAGGACGTCGGCGGCAAATGGCCCACATGGCGAATGCGCCTCTGGTCGTAACCTCAGGGCAGCGGTGTGTACTTCGTGCACGATGCATTGCGGTAGCAAGTCATGTAGTTGGATGTGGCCAGGGTTGGCTTCCCCGATGGTCGCGGGCAGCTGTGATTGGTGCGGTGGAGGCGGCACCTGGACCGACCCGGAGACAGGCCAACAATGGCCCTGTGTCAAATGCAATTCTGCTAAGTAGGCACGATGGTTGACGAAGTCGGGGCTTTGCGGGAAGCGACCTGCGAAGCACATCAGGCGTTGAAGGATCTGCGTGCAGAACACAAAGAGCTGAAGGACACGCACGAGGGGATTCGGGGTACCCAGAGAGCGCTCCTGGACACCTATAAGGCGATTCGGGAGACGATTGCCCAGTGGGAGAAGACGCAGGCAAACGCCAAGCTCATGGTGCAAGACGAGTTGTTGAAGGCGGTCCGGGCTGAGCTACCGAAGGTCGTCCCGACGGTGAAGGCTGCGGTCGCGAAGGCCGAGAAGGAGATCACCGACCGGTTCCAACAGCTCGCTGCCACGATGCTTGGTGAACTGGAGTCCGAAGAGCCGAGTCTCCCTGAGGTCATCAAAGTCGTCACCTATGCGAAAAGCCTCCCGAAAGACTCCGTCACGAAGATTCTGAGATTGGCCGCTGACCTGGATGTTTCCGTCCCACCGAAAAATTCTTTATAACGAAATGGTTACGTACGGCGTGTCGCGGGAATAAACGATTCGGCGTGGCGCGTTACACGGGGGGTAAGGGGGGAAGACTCTCCACCAGTCGTCTTCCCAATACCCCTATCGGCCCCCTAAGGGCCTCAACAAGTTCCGCTTCGCTCCACTTGATATTCAGGGTGGAGTCTGTCCAGGACCCTTCCCCCGGTCCTCGAACCCCAAACCTCCTCTTGCCTGGAGGATGAAGACCCCCGGCATATCAGGCCGGGGGTCTTCCTTATGCCTATAGAATTTCAACACCGGTAGAATTAGACCCATCCGCCCTGATAGGGCGGTAGGAGAGTTGGGTTTCGCCGGCTAGTTCTTCCCGCCGGCTCTCTTTCATACAGCGCGCGCCAACAACAAGCGCGCTGTATACGCCGGAGTTGACTTTTTGGCTCAGTACAAGATCCCCACACGCGAAGCCAAAGAACTTGTCCTCGCGCGCATCGCCACGGGCATGACCGCCACGAACGCCATGAAATCGGTGGGCCGCGCCTACGAGACCTGGCGCGACTGGCGGAAAACCGATCCTGAGTTCAAGGAGAAGGCCGCATCCATCAAGGCCGCGGTACGTCATGGCCTTGTCAGGGAAAGTGAAGTCCCTGACTTCCCCGAGTTCTGCGAGAAGTACCTGGGCAAGCCGATCCCTCTGCATCACCTCCGAGCCTGGGACGTCATCCGGGGACTACCTCCCCGCGACCTGCACGACTCGATGCAGTACATGCCGGGCACTGACCCGGGCCGGAACCTGATCATCAACTTCCCGCCCGATCACGCCAAGTCGACGGTGTGGAACGTCCAGTACGTGTTGTGGCGCCTCGTCAAGGACCCCGACATCAGGGTCATCACCGTGTCCAAGAACCAGGGCATGGCGAAAAAGTTCCTGAGCCAGATCAAGTTTTACTTGAACAACGAGAACCTGTACCCGGAGCTGCATGCCGCGTTCGCCCCCAAGGGCGGGTGGAAGAGTGCGGAGAAGTCAGACGGGTTGGCGTGGCGCGAAAACCTCATCTTCATCAGCGGGCGCACCCAAGCCGAGAAAGACCCCACGGTCGAGGCCCTGGGTATCGGTGGCCAGATCTACGGGGCTCGCGCCGATCTGATCATCTTGGACGACATCGAGGACTACGCCTCAGCCGGCCTGTACGAGAGCCACGCCGCCTATATCGGCCAGGATGTGTTCAGCCGCCTCGACAAGGACCACGGCCAACTCATCGTGTTGGGCACCCGGGTGGGTGTTGTGGACATCTACCGGTATCTACGGGACGAGGCGAAAGACGAAGAAGGCGAACCGTTCTACTCGTACTTCTCGCAGCCCGCGATCCTGGAAGGCGAACACGCCCACTCCTCAGAGTGGAAGGTGTTGTGGCCGGAGCGCATGACCCCGAAGGCCATCGCCTCCGCCAAGGCCGCGATGACCGACCCTCGCCGGTTCCAGTTCGTGTACCAACAGCGCGACGTCACCGACTACGCCACGTTCCCGGCCGAAGCCGTTGAAGCCTCGATCAATCGGCAGCGTTTCCACGGCCCCATGCATGTCGGTGCACCCGGTCACCGCCGCAAAGGCATGCACGGCCTCTATGTGGTCGGGTCGTGGGACCCGGCCTCCTCGGCTGGCCACAACGCCATGATCGTCGCGGGCACCGACCGCGACACCCAACACCGCTGGGTGATGGACGTGTGGAACAAGAAAGGTGCCCTACCGGGCGAGACCATCCAGTTGTTGAAGGACTGGACGGTCACCTATCAAATCAACGAATGGCGCATCGAGAAAAACGCGGTCCAACAGTTCATCACCCAATTGCCGGAGATCAGGGATTTCCTATCCGGTCATGGGTGTCGCCTCGTGGAACACCAAACCACCGGCAACAAGTGGGACCCGAACATGGGTGTCGAAGGCACCCTACAACCCCTCTTCCTGTCCTGCGTCGAATCATACGACGGCAAGTACGTCCCGAAACCTGACGGTGCCGGGCTCATATCCCTACCCTCTCCCAGGAACTTCCGGGCAGTCAGCGAACTCTGTGAACAGTTGAAGTCGTGGGAACCGGAACAGAAGAAACTGGTTCAGGACTTGGTGATGGCGTTGTGGTTCGCCGAACTCGGCCTACGCCAATACTTGAGGGGCGGTATCGGCCAACTCACCCACCTCCGATCCCGGTACACGGATCGTGGCGCGATAGAACGCCGCGCCTCCTACACCATCGATGACCTCCACGATAAAGGGCTGATCAATGCAGTCTAGTATTCAGGCCCTCCATCAGCGTGTGGAGGCCATGCAGCAGCAATGCGCGGAACGAGACAACGAAATCGATCGTGTCCGGATGGTTCGGGGCGGCAAGATCGACCAGCTGTACCCGGAAATGTTCGCGGACGATCTCCCGAAGAGTGTTGTCGGGAACCTTATCGATGTGGCCTGCCGTGACACCGCGGAAATGATCGCACCCCTCCCTGCACTCGCCTGTGCTGCGGGGAACATGACCACACACAGCGACGAGGTACGGGCCAGCAAAAAGAACAAGATCGGCTCTTACACGTGGGAGAACAGTAAACTCGCGGTCCAAAACATTGACTTCGCGGACAGCATCCTGTCATACGGGTTCGGCGCATACCTGGTTGAACCCAACTATGACCTCCAGACCCCCATGATCCGGTACGAATCCCCCTTCGGCACCTACTATTACCGTGACCGGTGGGGTTGCATCGTATGGTACGCGAAAATCCAGGTCACCGATGTGGGCACCCTCGCCGGCCTGTACCCGGAAAAGGCCGCCCAGATCCTTCGCGCCCCGTCCGGTGCGGTCCGTTCACTGCAAGAATTCGTGCGCCTCGTCCGCTACATGGACAAAGACCGCATCGTCGTCTACCTCCCAGACTCGAATTTCACCATCCTGGCGTCCGCCGCGAACCCCATATCGCGGGTGCCGGTGGTTATCGCGGAACGCCCCGACCAGGAAACACGCCCTCGCGGCCAATATGACGACGTGGTGTGGCCCTCACTAGCCCGTTCCCGCATGGCCCAATACATGTTGAAGGCCGCCGATCTCGCGGTCAACTCGCCGCTGGTGATCCCCGATGACGTGACCGAAATCAACTTCGGGCCTGACGCAGTGCTGCGGTCGCGGGAACCGCAGAAGATCGGCAAGGTCAGGCTCGACATTCCCCAGGACGTTTTCGCCCTATCGGCCGAGCTAGATCGGTCCGCCAAAGAGGGCGCGCGCTACCCAGAAGCGCGCACTGGTGGCATCAAGGGCAACATTATCACCGGTCGTGGTGTCCAAGAGTTGATGGGCACCATGGACACCCAGGTCCGTACCATGCAAACCATCATCGGGTACGCCCTGCAAGAAGTCACCTCGATAGCGTTCGAGATGGACGCGGTTCTCTGGCCGAAAACCACCAAGAAGATCACCGGTATTTTGACCGGGAAACCGTTCGAACTCACCTACACCCCCGACAAAGACATAGGCACTTCGTTCGGGTGTAAAGTCACGTACGGTTTCGCCGCCGGCCTATCCCCATCTCAGGCCCTCGTCGCGCTCCTCCAACTCCGCGGTGACGACCTGGTATCCAGGGACACCGTTCGACGTCAGTTGCCGTTCGACGTTGATCCGGAAATGGAACAGCGACAGGTCGACACGCAGCAGCTGGAGGACGCAGCCAAGCAGGGGCTAGCCGCATTGCTTCAGGCTGTTGGGCCGATGGTGATGCAGGGTCAAGATCCTCTGCCGATCCTGCTAGGTGCAGCGAAGGCGATTCAGTCGCGGCAACAGGGCATGCCTATCGCGGACGCCATCCTGGAGGCTCTTACCCCGCCGGACAAGAAGCCTGAGCCACCGGGTACGGAACAGCCACCGGTCCCCGAAGCGGACCAGCAGCAGCAACAGCCGGGGCCACCAGGACAGTCAGGCCCGCCAGGGCAGCCCGGCCAGCCGGGTCAGCCGGGTCAGCAGCTCCCGCCCGGTATCCGCCCGAACGGTTTGCCTCAGGGTGTCGCGTACGGGCAACAAGGCATGGCTCCCGGGGGAATGCCTGATATTCAGTCCCTCATGTCCACCCTTCGGGGAACCGGTCAGGCGCGCATGGAGGCATCAACAATGGTGAAGAGGCCGAGGGCAGGATAATGCGCATTGAGGTCATTGTTGAGGGCAAGGGCGCGGTGACGATCGACCAGAAGGGCAGCATGTCCAGGCTCGACCTGGAAAAGCTCACCGCCAAGGCTCACACGCTAGCCAATTCATCTGTCCCGAAACAGGGTAACCGTCTCGGGTTCGCGAGCGGCACGTCCCTGGGCACTGAGGTGGATGAATAATGGCCGCGCAAGTGTCCGGGCCTGGGCCGCTGTCGAAACGCACCGACACGGGTGGGCAGCCGATCCGTAACCTGCCTGACCCGAAATATGGGGAGGCAACCGCATATCGTGATGCCCAAAAGGGTGCACCGTTGGCCGACTCGTCGACCGATACACCACCGGCTCCCTATCCGTCCGATATCGCGCGCATGGGTCAGGGTGCACCGGTTCCCCCAGCACAACCACCGGAACAGCTACCGGGCCTTTTCGACCCGGGCCACCCAGGCGACCACGTCACTGCGGGTGCCCCGCTAGGTCCCGGCCCGAATTCCGTCGCTGGGTTGCCGGGCGGCCCCAACACGTTCAATGCCGCGTCCCTCAGGGACGCTCTCCAACCGTATGTTGCTGCTGACGCGACAGGGACAATCGCGATGCTAGCTAATACTCTCGCTGAACGAGGCTGGTAAATGGCGAAAACGCCGTGGTGGGTCCGGGTTAAGGGCGGCCAAAACGCTATCCAAGGGATGGCGAACTTCGGTGTGTCCGACTCGTTGAGGAACGCATGGTTGGTTCAGAACCAGACACGACTCAACGACAACCCCGAGCTGGCTGCTGCTGTCACACAAGCCGGGGTTCCGTATGCTGTGGCGCGTCGAATGGATCTGGCTTTCCAGGCAACGAAGGCGCAGAAGCAACAGAACATCCAGACGGAGGCTGGGCGTAGCCCTGCAATGCAGGACCCTACCCAGTCGCAGCCTGCGCAGGCGCAGGCACGTGCGGATCAGGAGCAGCCACAGGAACGCCATGGCTTTTGGGAGCATGTCGGCGGGTTCTTTCAGGACGTCGGCAACGCGCTTGGCATAGGTAAGGACGTCTTCGGACGTGACGCGATGACCACGCCAGGCGGTCAGATCGCCACGATCGCCAAGAACGAGCAGTCGGGCGACATCCCCCTATGGCAACAGCCATTCGAGCTGGGCAAGACCGCGGTTGAAAAGATCGGTGAAGGACTGAGTTTCGCGCAAGCGCCACTGTCGGCGCCTATCGCGGCCGGCAAAGCCCAAGACATCAAGCCTGTCACCATTAATGGTCCATTGGGACCCGTATACGCCGACCTCACCCTTGGTGCGGGGATCAGCTCAATTTTCAACGGTGCCCCTGCCAGTCAGTCAGAAGATATGCGCCGTGCCGGTAAAGACCCGAACTCTTGGTGGGATCGCTATTCGTGGTACGGCAACTGGTCGGGTGACAACAATGTTGTATCCGATAAATCGGTTCGGGTCATCAAGGAGGAAGGTCACGATCCGCAGAAGGTTGACCTCGCGCGGGAGATCCTGACCGTCGGTGCCCTGGAACACCCGGAGCGAATCAACGGCCTATCCCCTGAGGCGCAGAAACTCTTGTCCGATACGCAGGCGAACAAAGATAAAGACGCTGGAGAGATCTTCAAGAAGCTTGCCGACCGGTCCGCGGTAACATTGGGCGGCCAGTTGGCTGACGCGCTCGGGATGGAACTCGGATCAACGGACCGTCAAGTCGTGTCCGCTCTCGGGGATATGGCCGCCTACTGGTTCGTTGACCCCACTATCGTAGCCGGCAAAGCATTCACCGCTTTCCGCGACGCCCGATACGCCGTCGACTTCGAACCCCAAGCAATCAAGGAAGCACTGGTTAATTCCCAAGGTGGTTCAAATAGGATCGCCAACCGGTGGGATGGCGCTCTCGACAGTATCGACAAGATCCATGTGTTGAACAACACCAAGACCGTTGAGGCCCAGGCTCAGGCCGCCCAAGAGTTCACGCGTTTCCAACAGTCGTACGGCGACATGATGCCGTTCTACGACACCCTGTTGGGTATGCGTGAAGGCAGCATTACTGGCACCGTCTTCAAAGAGCCCGGCAAAAATGCGCGGTTCCGGGACCCGAGTTCGTTCAACCCCATTGACCTTCACCGGGAGACGGACCCGGCGAAGTACAAGCCGGTCTTCGAGTTGCGCAACAGTATCGACGACACTGTGACGCAGGACGCGCGGGATGCTGCTCGTGCGGGAATCGCGGACCGGATTGCTGACGCGATCTACGCGAACGCGATGACGAAGGGCCAGCCGCTCACCAAGCCACAGTTCTTGATGCCCGGCCAACTCCGTGTAGCGAATGTCTACCGCGTGCCACTCCAGCGGATGACAGACAAACTGTTGGGTCAAGACGGTAAGCTTCTGGATCAGCTGAAGGACGCTGAGGGCAAGGGTGTTATCGATTTCAATTCGCCGAATTGGCGTGGTGATGTCGCCGCAGTAGTGGACTCCGCCAACGGCGGGAAATGGATTCGGGAAAACTACACCACTGGTGGCTTCCGGGATTCGGCAGCTATGGCACTGTCCCGGTTCGCCACAGTCCGCGACGCGGCTGTACTGAACGTCGACGGAATCGACTCGGTCAAAACGTTCCACGACTTCGTACGGTTCTTCATGCCACGGGGGCAATCTGCGTTCATGGCGAACCAGTGGGCGCGGGCCGATCCTGCCGCACGGTCCGCCATGTTGAACTCCATGGTCGAAACAGTCGCGAACGCCCGCCATTTGAAAGACGGCAAGGTCGGACTGGACTATTGGCGGCAGCAGCTCAAAGGCCGTGAGGCACCGATCCTCCCGGGCGAGCACGCCAAGGAAGCCTATTCCAGTCCTGACACTGACATCATTGACACGCCATCTGGTCGGCTCGCGGCAGGGATGTATTCAACCCAGTTCGCGACCGGTGTACAGCTACCGTCCTACGTTGACATTCTGAAGAACACCGAAAAGGTCGGTATCTTCTCCGCTCTCGCCGGGCTCTCACACAGTAGGTTCGCGGACACGTTCACCCGAATCCAAAAGGTCGGACAGGTCGGCACGACCAGCAACATGCTGCGCCAGGTCGGCGAGGGCCGGGCGCTTCAAGCCATCGATGACCCTCTGGGCGCCACCAAGGCCGCGATAGCCAGGCTCG